GAACGCCCCAAACAAGATCTTGAATTTACAGCTATTGATAAAAATTATTTGGCACATATAAAATGGCCAAAGAATCATCCTAGTGCAGGACAAGGCATTGAATTACGAGACTATCAAGTGGAGACAATCAATAAATTTATTGAAAATCCGCAAAGCATACAAGAGATCGCCACTGGTGCAGGTAAGACCATTATTACTGCGGCACTGTGCCAGTTGGTCGAGCCTTACGGTCGCACACTAACCATCGTGCCAAATAAAAGTCTTGTTACACAAACAGAAGAAGACTTTTTGACTTGTAATTTAGATACAGGAGTCTATTATGGAGATAGAAAAGAGATAGGTCGATACAATACAATTGCAACTTGGCAAAGTTTAAATGTGCTAGAAAAAAGATCAAAGGACGAACACAGCACAGACTTTAAAGAATTTATCCAAGGCATAAACACTGTAATAGTTGACGAAGTACACATGGCTAAGGCAGATGTACTTAAAAGGATGTTGACTGGGCCGTTTGCACATTGTCAAATACGTTGGGGACTTACAGGCACAGTTCCAAAACAAGATTATGAATACATGGGTATCAAAGTATCAATAGGTGAAGTGACGAACAAAATACCTGCCAAAGAACTACAGGACAAAGGAGTATTAGCTAACTGTCATGTCAATGTATTACAGACAAACGATATATTAGAGTTTAGAAGCTATGCCGAAGAACTAAAATGGCTAACAACTGATCCTAAACGTATGAGTTGGGTAGCTCAAACAATAAATGATATCAGCACATCGGGAAACACACTGATACTTGTTGATAGAATATCAGCAGGCGAAATATTAGAAAAGAAAATTAAGGACAGTGTCTTTATAAGAGGCGCCACCAAAAACATGGAAAGGAAAGAACACTATGATGAAGTATCTACTGCTCAAACTAAAGTTATTATCGCCACATATGGAGTGGCCGCTGTTGGTATTAATATTCCTCGTATTTTCAATTTGGTTCTTATAGAGCCAGGAAAAAGCTTTGTGAGAGTCATACAATCAATTGGTAGAGGCATACGTAAGGCCGAAGACAAAGATTCAGTGAGTATATGGGATATCACCAGTGCTTGTAAGTTTGCTAGAAGGCATCTCACACAAAGAAAAAAGTTTTACAAAGAGGCAAATTATCCGTATAATATAGAAAAGATAGACACAGATTTATATGAAAATACTAACACTTGATGATAAAACATATCAACTAGAAAAAATACCAGAATGGGTAGACGAAAAATTAAGATTTGCAGTTTTAGATAATTCAGATCCAGAGAATCCTGACTTCTTTTACATTCCTTTAATTTTTTTAGAAAGTTTTAATGCACCGGCCGCAGTTTTAGAAATTGGCAAATTCAAAGTTAAAATGCCATTGGACTGGAAGATGTTAATAGGCGAGCAAGGACAGCCAGAAATGCACGTCTTGCCTATAACAAGTTTGAATGACAGAGGATTTGATGCATTCACATTCAACCCATTGAGTAGTAGTAAGCCAGATTTCTTTCCCATTGACGTGGTTGACATATACACAGAGGTGAAATGGTACTTCCCCAAAATTAAATCTGGCCAGATGTTAGCTGTGCCTTTAACAGATGGGCCAAAACCAGTTTGTGCATATTTTGTAAAAGACATTTCAAGACAATGCGAACAAGTGGACTATGGCTCGGTCTGGTAGAAAACACGTTAGCATACAGGCTCCTATTGTGAAGATAAAAGAAGGATATGTTTGGGTTGATCGTTTTTGGCCAGATAATTTTTTTAAATGGATAAAACAAGAAAAAATAAAATTTACGGAAATAAAAATGAAAAATCAAAAACTTACACTCTATTTTTCCACAGCAAAAGAGTGTACAATGTTTGGACTAAAGTATGACAGAGAAAAGCAAAAGGAAATTTTTCGAACTAAGGAATGGTCTTAAGGCAGTAGACTTTCGAAACAAAGACTACTTTGACCGTATTGACGATCACGAAAAATCATTATATTCACCATACATGTTGATGAGATATGCATCAAGTGTATCTTCAAAGGATAGTTTTTATATTGAACACTACGTAGAAATGGTCAATGAGTGTGTGAATAAAAATTTATTTGTGCTATCCGGTAAACACAAAAAACTTTGTTGGATACTCACTTCTATGTGTGGTGCTTTGAAGCAACAGTTTCATCCTTGGATAAAGCCTATGAAACGTGTGCCAAATAAAAGTTTGAAACAGCTACAGCAACTATATCCAAACATGAAAGAGTCAGATCTTGAAACACTAGATAAAATTATAACAGATAAAGAACTAGAAGAGTTATTGGAGTCACATGGAATCAACTCTAAATAAATGTCCATTCTGTGGCAAAACTTTCACACGTGAACGAACACTACAGGTCCACATGTGTGAACCAAAACGTCGACACTTGCAAAAAAATGAAAAATGGGTGCAGAATGCTTTTTTAGTTTTTCAGCGATTCTATCAAATCCATCAAAACAATACAAAAGAAAAAACATACGATGATTTTTGTAAGAGTTCATACTATAATGCGTTTGTAAAATTTGGCAGGTTCATGATGCATATAAATCCGTTGTATCCAGAAAAATATATAGATTACGTAATACTATCAAAAATAAAACTTGATCACTGGGCAAGAGACGGTTTGTACGAAACATATCTTATTGACACATTGAAAGTAGAACCTGTGGAGTCTGCGTTACAAAGATCAATTGCCACAATGATGGATTGGGCTGCCGAACAAAAAGCACAGTGGTCAGACTACTTTAGATTAGTCAACACCACTAGAGCAGTGCAACACATACAACAAGGAAAGATTTCTCCATGGCTATTGCTAGGTTGTCCGGCTGGGAAAAAAATGTTACAATCATTTAGTGACGAACAATTACAAATGACACAAAGATTTATAAGTCCTGAATTTTGGGCTAACAAATTTAAAAGCTATCCAGCTGATCATCTGTTTGTAATTGAAACAGCAAAGGAGGCAAAAATTGAGTAGAATAAATTTTGAAAGCAATGAAGAACTAGAATTTGATCTTGAAGAAGGTGACTTCATAATACATATCAAAGCAGATGGTGAGGTTGGAAAAGTTTGTATACCAGATATGAATAGCAAAGTACAAAACAGTGGCGGATATAAAAAATTATTAGACATGATAGAAATACTAAAGCCTGGCAGTAAACAAGAATTTGTTGATTACTATGACAAGCAAAGAAAAGGTAGCATACACTAATGCCCGACGTAGATATTGATTTTTTTGATAGAGATGGAGTGCTAAAATTATTTAAGCACACACCCGCTACAATTATCAAAGAAGATAAAACTGACAAACACAAGACTGGAGTATACTTTCATTCTGTGCCTCAGCATCCAGTAACAGGTCACTCGTCATTAGATTATAAAGTTGCTGAAGACCGAGGCTATTTCAAAATTGATATGTTGAACGTTAACATATACAAACACGTAGCAAGCGAACAAGAGCTTGTAGAACTAATGATCAAAGAGCCTGATTGGGATATGCTTGAAGACAAAAAAATTGTTGATGAATTATTTCATTTGAATGGACATTTTGACATAGTGTCAAAATTAAAACCAAAAACTATAGAACAACTAGCTTCAGTGCTTGCTATAATAAGACCTGCGAAAAGGTATCTGTTGAAACAAAATTGGGATGATATAAAAACTAATGTATGGAGAAAACCAGCAGATGGAAGTTATTTTTTCAAGAAGTCGCACGCAATAGCATATGCTCACGCAATAGTTGTCCAGATGAATTTGATTTCAGAAGGTAAATATAGTTTTGATGCAACGTCAAAAAACTCGGAAAAATAAAAAACCAAAAAAATCCAGACTAGTTTCCAATTTTAATCATTATCAAAGAAATAATTTTCTTACAATATACTTTGAAAAATTAATTGGTAAAAAAGAAATTAAGTAGGTTTTCTTACAAGTTGGATTGTTCTACGCTTTACCCGTTTCTTTGAAATTTCAGAAAGCTTCACTGTAGGGCCTTCAACAATTGATATATCTTTAGAGTTTAAAGTAATAAGAGTTGATCTAAAGTACCTAAAGTCACCTTTTAAAAATATGTTAATTGGTAATTTTCTATTTGACTCGTACCACCATGTCTCGCCACATTTTAAAAAATACATTTTATCCTGAGGCGAATATAACCGTCCGTAATCGTAAAAACTAATCACGTTTTGATCTTGATTTTGTA